CCACGCCGCCGTCAGTACCCTCGACCGTGCGGACCTTGATAGCTCCGTAGGTCGTCAGGTTACGCCGGAACTCCCCGAGGTCCTGTCCATCGTAGTTCTTGAGGACAAGGACAGTATTACGGACGTCTTCCTCCATGTTGTTCACGAAGTCGGATTGCAGGAGGTTGATAGCGTCCTGCAAGGAGCGGCCGCGGCGAATGAGAGGGACTTCCTTCGGGTTGTACTTGATAGGGATAAGGGGGAAGCGTTCCCAGTTCAGGGGCTGCTCGTTACCCTTGCTGTCCTTCACCTTAACATAGGCCTGCTTCTCAGTGTCCGGCGTGAGTACGCCGTTCTCAAAGATGTAGGTCGTGACGCCTTCCAGCGTGAAGAGGTCGACCTTCTTAACGATTTTCTTCTCGGTACCGTAGTAAACCTCAACCGGATAAAGGCGAAGAGCGGAGTCAAGCTCGGTGTGAGCCGCGTCCGCCCAGAACGGCATAATCTCGTAGCCGGGGAATACCCGAAACGCGAGCTCGCCGTTTTTATTGTAGTAGGGATAAAGCCACGAGATACCCGCGTTGAGGCACTCGACCCCTGCGCTCTTGAGAGTACGCATAAATCTCATGCCGAGCACCTTCTTGACCTCGGCCGCGTAATCGTCATTCTCACAGGAGAAGGAAATAGGCTGACCGAGAAGGTAGTTCGCCTTCTGGTCAACGTGTTTCGCATACTGGTTATCCACAATACGGTTGTTCGGGAGATTCTCAATCACAATCAGCTTACCGTCAGGGCCGATAGCCGTGCGCTGGCGTTTGAGAATGTCATGGTCTCCGGTATAGTACCGGTCGCCGTCAATCATCTCGCGCCGCTCGGGAGAGGTCTCCCAGTCGGTAAGCTCTCTCGCGTAGAACTCAAGCTCGGTCATAGGCCTGCCGGCACGGAGGCGCAAACTAAAAAACTCCTGCTCGATAGGCTTCTTGAATAAGGGCATTTATCGCACCTCCTTAAAAACTGAATCTCGACGGTTGGAACGCGGCCCGGACGAAGTACCTCGTATCGTCCATCGCATGGTCGTCGGTTTTTAGCGGCCGGTCTTCGGCGGCTTTTTCGTCCCACCGATATAAACCGAACTCTCTTATGCAGTCCGTGCAGCAGTCGCAAAAGAAAATGTCGCCGGCGTTCAGCCGGGTAGCAACATCGCGAATACCGTCAAGGACTCGGTTGCTTGCCTGCTCGACCATGAAGCGGTCGTGCCGGCGTATGACCTCAATAAACGAGGCGGCGGACGGGTCAACGATGATTTTCCGAATCGAGAGGTCTCCCGCAAGCTCTTCAATAGCCGCGTAGTGCTCCTCGTCCGTTCGCTGATACCGTTCCTTGCGTCCGTCGTAGTAGTATTCTCGGACGCGGTACCATTTTCCCTCGCAGAGGCCCCAGAGCCCGGCCGAAGTCGGGTTTAAGGTGCCATAGTCGCAAGAGATAAGGTATTCCTCATAATCGCGAGGCACAGAAGGGACTACATGATAGTCCTTATTAAACATTGTATATATCAAGCCTTCTGCGACGGTCCAGAGACCGCGGATATACCGGTCGTAGAACACGCCGGAGTACATACCCTCGTATCGGGCTTTGATTTTCTCGTCAAGGCTGAGGTTGTCGTCCATCGTAAAATGCAGGTAGAGCATATTGCGCTCCGCCGCCTTACGAATCCACTCTTTATAAAACCAGTGGCCCGGAGACTCGGGGTTGCAGTTAAACCAGAACTTAGACCCAGAGACCGAGCAACGCGCCATAGCCTGCTCTACGAAGGAGCGAGGCATAAGCGCGACCTCGTCGAAAAGGACTCCTGCCAGAGTAATGCCCTGAATAAGGGTGTAGCTGGATTCGTCCCGGCCTCCGAAGAGGTAGTAGGTATTAGAGCGATTGCCGATGGTGACGACCATTTTATTCTCGCTGCGGCGCTCAGTAACCTCGAACATACCCTCAAGCCATGTGGGAATATGTACGATAACGTTACGCCGGAGCGCTTCAATCGTGCGGCCGCAGATAGCAAAGTTCTGTTTATCGAAGCTCGCCATGCTCCACATGATAAAGCCGATAGCCATTGAGACCGTCTTGCCGGAACGGATTGACCCGTCGCAGATAAGCCCGTCTCTATTCTGGTGTTCCGGTTTCGTCCACCAGAAGAGGGTCGCGTTCTGCCGAGGACTGAAGCTCTGGTATTGCACTCAGGTCAACCTCCTTTCCGGCAGCGTGAATCGCCTCGAAGAAGTTGGTCTCCTTCGCGTCAGACGACTTAATTGCCTCGTTAGCTGTATATTTGTCAATGACGATACCCATAGCGGTAGCAAGCTGATTGACCGTTGCGGCAGCGAGCTTGTCTTCGTCGCCCATTGCCGTAAGCAGCTTGTCAATCAGTCCGCAGACGTCATTTTTCTTAGAATCCATAAAGGCCAAAATGCTTGCCGTATTCTCAGCCTTTTTTTGCGCGACCTTTTGTTTTAGGTCGTTGTCACTTTTTAACGTGCGCTGAATCGTAGTCGTAGAGACGCCGTATTTCGCGGCCAGCGCCCGAATGCTCGAGCCGTTCACCGATTCGGCTATAATCTTTTTCCGTTGCTTATCGGTCAGCTTAGCCACGTTCGTCCCTCCCTCGTTAGTTGTTGCTAACCTCCATTCATAATAATAGACGGGGCACTGCACCGGAGGCCCGCGCAGTGCTCCGCCCGCGATACCGGAAGTCCCGATAACGCAGAAAAAGCCGGACTTCCATCCGACTTTTCCACTTTATATTATAACGCATGTTCGGCGTGAATTAACGCGCTTTCGGTAAAAATTGTGAGAGCTTTTTTATGAAGAGTCATCGTCCAGCGGAAAGTGATGTCAAGCCGTACCGCGATTTCCTCCCACTTGAGGTACTTAAGATACCTCATCTCTAACAGAGCGTTAAGGGTAGGGTCGGTAACTGCCTGATTGATGGCTCTGCCGATTTCCAGCTCGATGGCTGCAAGCTCGTAGATTTCCGCTTTGATTTCCGACTGCAAATCGACGATAGCGCAAGCGGCGTCCTCGACCTTCTTCGACGGGGTAGAAGAAAACGAGGCGACCGGCTTAATCTCAGCCGTGATAGACTCAGCTCTGCGAATCCACTCGTCAATACGTTCCTCCTTAACCTTTATTCTTTCTCTGGACCTATATCCTCTGTTGAGGAAGTCCTTCGCTTCCTGTATTGTCATTTTGATACCTCCTTGATTCTGGCTTTCAAAGCCTCGAGGCAAGCGTTCTGCCTTACCTCCTTCGGCGCGAGTATGTCATCTAAGACGCGGTAGTCATAGGTGCCCTTCATCAGGATATGGTGAATCAGGACCGTTTTCTTTTGTCCCGGACGGTGTAGCCGCTTGTTTGCCTGCTGGTAAAGCTCGAGACTGGTAGGAAGGCCGTACCATATCGCGATATGACCTCCTGCCTGTAAGTTCAGGCCGTGCCCCGCGCTTGCAGGGTGAGCAAGCATAATCGGAATCTTACCCTCGTTCCAGTGGACGACCGCGCCGTCGTCTTTAATGTCTACCGCTTCTGGGTACCGCTCCATAATTCTGTCGCGTTCATGCCGAAAGGCGTAGAACACCAGAACGGGTTGACCGTTCGCTTCTTCGATAAGCTGGTCTAACGCCTCGAGCTTGCAGTCATGCAGGACCTTGACATTGCCATTCTCGTCGTAAGCCGCACCTCCCGCAGCCTGCAAGAGCTTATTCGTCAAGACCGCAGCGGTCGGCGCGTCAATGTCGCCGTCGGCAAACGGAAGAAGAGTGTCCCGCTCAAGAGTCTTATAAAGCTCCATCGCCTCCGGGGTAAGCTCGAACTCGCGACGGAGAAAAAGCCTGTCCGGTAATTGTAAGTAGTCCGCTGCGTTCATGCTGATACAGAGCTTTCCGATTTTCTCATAGATAAGCTCCTCCGCGCCATCTTTCGGTTTCCATGAAAAAATAGTCGTGGCATTCCGCTTGTCCGGAACGAAGTAGGTATCGCGATAGCCCGTCAGGGTTTTTCCGAGAGCCTTACCCTCGTCAAGCAAGTACATCTCCGGCCATAGGTCAAGCAGTCCATTCGGCGAAGGCGTGCCGGTAAGACCGACAATCCGCTTGATGTACTTCCGTACCTTCTTAAGAGCTCGGAAGCGCTGCGCCTTGCTGGACTTAAAGCTCGACAGCTCATCGATAATAACCATATCGAAAGGCCACTTGCTTTTGAAGTAGTCTACAAGCCAGACGACATTCTCACGATTGACGATATAAATATCCGCCTCCTGCTCACAAGCCGCGATACGCTCAGCCTTCGACCCGAGAATCAGCGAGAGCTTCAGGTGTTTCAGGTGGTCCCACTTCTTGACCTCCGGCGGCCACGTTTCCTTTGCCGGTTTCAGCGGAGCGATAACAAGGACCTTGCTCACGGCAAAATAATCGTTCAGGAGCTTGTCCGCTGCGCTCAGGCTCGTTACCGTTTTTCCCATACCCATATCCAGCAGGAGCCCCGCCTCGGGGTTATCGAGAATAAACTTCTCCGCGAAGTCCTGATAATAGTAAGGTTTATACTCCATCAGCCCTTAGCCTCGCTTTCAAATCCTCCATATCGGAGATACGCCAAACGGTGCAGCCGAGCCCCTCTAATGTCGCGATGACCTTTTTCTGCCTGATACTCAAACCGTCGCTCAGCCCCGGCCGACCTCTATAAAAATTATTCGTCCCCCCGGTAATATCGCAATTCGGTCAGGCACCCCCGGAGCTCCCGGGGACACCCACTTGTATGCTTTACCGCCGAGGGACTTGATATACTCGCAGAGCTTTCGCTCAAAAGTGCTTTCATACATAAAATCCCTCCTTCAGGTAGTCGAGTAGCGCGTGTAACAAAGATTCCCTATATATACATGTAATGCGAGGGGGCGACGGAATTGTGTCGAGTGTCCCTTTACTTTTTCAAAAAATGTTTTTAAGATTTTTCGACTACCAGTACTACCAAGTAGCCAAAAGCATTGATATATAAGGCTTTTTCGAGGTAGCAGAGTAGGTAGCACTTTGTTGCAAGTAGTTCTCAAAGTGCTACCTTTGTTGCAAGTGCGCTTGTACGACCTACCCTCTAACGAAAAAAGTTGGCCTTTCAAGTGCTACCTTTGCTACCTCAGACCTCTTTCACGAAGCCCCTCTGCCTGCCGTAAATTGCTCCGCAGTTGACGGAGGTGGACAACCGCCAGCCCGGAATCATGCGCAGGAGCCCGATAATCTCGCGGGCCTGAGTCTGCGAATAGCTCTTCGGGTCGCCCTTGAAAAGCTCCTGCCAGACCTCAAGTGCGCAGACCTTTGTTCTCGGCACGGTGCCGTTACGCTCCTCGCCGAAGCCGCCGCTCCAGAACATGAGACGCTTTTCGAGGTCCCAATCGTCCCAGCCCTCGGGCAGCAGGACTTCAAGGAAGTTCTCGATAAGACCGAGCTTGCCGTTCGCCTCGGTGTGGTCGGCCTGCACCTTGCGGGCCATCTCTTCGACCGCGCCGTCAAGGTACCAAGTCTCACCGGCCTCGTAGTAGGTCACGGCCTCGGCCCATATCTGGTCCACGATAGAAGCGGTCAGCTTGTCCCCAAGAGTTTTACCCGCGTCGGTAACGACGACCGGCCAGAAACGGCGGGCGCCGGTAGGGTCACGCAGGAACTCCTCGTCATTCGTGGTGCCGAAGAAGGCGCATTGTCTCGGGTGGCATTGCGTGCGGCGAGCGTATGCCGCGCGGTAGTTGTCCTCCTGTTTGGAGACGAACTGCTTAATCTGTTCGACCTCGGCCTTACGGGTCGCAGCCATCTCGGAGAGCTCGATAATCCAAAAGCCTTGAAGCTGCTCGTAGGCGTCCTTGCCAGACATGGTATAGAGCGAGTCCGAAAACCACTCCTTACCGAGCTTCTTCAAGGTCGTACTCTTGCGGCAGCCTTGCGGGCCGATAAGAACGAGCATGTGGTCGTGCTTGCAGCCCGGAGATAAGATTCTCGCGGCAGCACCGATAAGCGCCTTGCGGGTTACCGTTCTCGTGTACCGGGAGTCCTCGGCGCCGAGGTAGTCGATGAAGAGCGTCTCACAGCGTTTCTCGCCGTCCCAGATAAGGCTCCGCAGGTACTCGCGTACCGGGTGCCTTGTAACGTCAGCGAGCGCAAGGTCAACGCCTTCTCGGGTCTTCGGCATAGAGTCGATTTTGTAGTCCTTCTCAAGGACATTGTGAACGCCGGCGTCGTCGGTGTCATCCCACGAGCGTGGCTTTGCGTCGGCCTTTCTCCAAGGAAGGTCTCCGCAGACCATAGGTCTCTCCATGAACTCGTCCCAGTAGAAGGTCCCCTTAAACCGAGGGTCATTCTTTACGATGATACGGATATTCTCAACCGTGGTCGCTGCGTGTCCGGTCTTCGGGTTTACCTCAAGCTGTGAGACCCAGTTCATATCAGGAGCCTCGTCGCCTTCTCCGAAGAGCTGGACGATGTAGTCAAGCTGCTTGCTTTGCAGCTCCTTCATAACGCTCTCGCAGTTGGTCTCAATCCACTTACACATATTCTTATAGGAAGGAAGATTGTTCGCCGCGGTGTTTGCGGGTTTCCCTTCGTCGTCCTTACCGAACATGTGAATGCGGACGAGGTCGAACGCGTTGCAGAGCTTGCCGCAAGTCGGGTCTGTGCTATGGTGGCTGTACGCAAAGCGGCCGTCCTCATAGATAACGAGACCGCCGGAGGTCGAGCCGCCTTTGTAGGTATAGCGGCCATTTTCGCCCTTGATGTAGACGTCAGGCAGGAAGGCCTCGATTGCGTCCTCTACAGAGTAAGTGCGGCAGAATGCGCCGACGATACCGTCTTTCGCGGTCGGGTCTCCCTGCTTGTCAGCGAGACGCCGAATCGTGCCGGACTTCCTGCTTGAGACAGG